TTCGATTAATCAATGTATGGGAACGTGTACAGAAACGAATTGAATTTGCCTTTCATCCTGATTTAGATGGCGCGGTAGTAGAATTAACCTCATTACAAAAAGATGAAATTGCAGATTTCAAAAAGATTTATAAAGAAGCTCAGTGCTTTACCCGTAATAAGTGGGAGATTAATTCAGGGATATTTATTTTCAATAAAGTTTTAGAGTATAAAGAAAACGTACGCCCACATGATTCAGAGGGTAAGTTTCCATTTGCTCGTGCATTAGGTAAGACAGAGCATGAATCCAATATGCCGTATGGTATTGTTAAACAATATATCGATGCCCAAAAAGAATATAACAAACGCAGATCGAAACTTCTTCATAAGACCAACACTAACCGCATTTTAGCTGAAGAGGGAGCAATTGTTGATGTAGAAAGAACTCGCAAAGAGGCTGCCAGAGCGGACGGTGTCGTTCTGTATAAGCCAGGAAAGCAATTTCAAATTGATGGTGGCGAGCCGTCACAATCGGATGTTTATTTGTTACAGCTTGCAGCGAGTGAAATTGAGGCAACAGGGATTGCAAAAGAATTTGCAGGGCAAGAGGATAAGGTATTATCAGGCAAAGCCATTCAACTTCGGCAAGTATCTTCGGATAAAATGTTAGCTCAATACTATGATGCATTACGTGCTGCGCGTAGAGACATATTTGCCATTGTCTTAGAGGAAGCTCAACAATACTGGACATCAGAAAAACTAATCAAGATTACAGATGACACAAGAGCTGGGGAGATTACTCTCAATCAACGTGTATCAAATCCAATTACTGGCGAGGTTGAAATCATAAATAACTTGCGGCTAGGTAAATACGACATTAAGATTGATGAAGATGTTGAAACGGCAAATCAGCGGCAAGAAAACTTTGTACAACTCACACAGTTGGCAGGGCCGATCATGCAATCAGGACAACCGTTCCCGATTGAAATGCTCATTAACGCTTCTGATATGCCAGGAAAACAAGATTTGGTTGCAGGTATAACGGCAGAGAAGCAAAGGCAACTTGAGATTGCGCAAGCAAATGCTCAAGCGGCCCAAGCACAAGCTGTTATGGCTGCTCATGCGGGTGCCGCGCAAGCGAAAGCTGACGGGCAAAACGTGTCACCTACGTCAAGCGGTGGTTGATCGACATGATAAGTCGTTAAAATCGGGAGGAAATTCATGAGTTGGGAAGGACAGGAAAAGGATACACCTAAGGAAGCTCCAAAAGAGACTCCGGTTGAATCCAAGCCAGAAGTAACTGAGGAACCAAAGGCTGCTGCGGAAGCGGTAGATACACCCAAAGAGGTAGAAGCGGAAACGCCGGAACCTGTAAAAGTGGAACCTGAGGAGAAATCAGTACCTCAAGAGATTGTTGGCAGGGCATTGAAAGCACAGCGGGAGAAATACCGTGCTTTGCAAAATCAAGACTCGGAAGCCATACGAATCCTTCAAGAGGAAAACAGACGGTTGAAGGAGCAATATTCCCCAGAGCCCGAAAATGAAGAAGATCAGAAGATCAGTCAGAAAGTAAGAGAGGAGTTTTTGTTGCGTCAAGATGCTTATGGTCGTGAAAAATACGGCAAAGATTATCATGATGCCATTGAACTCATTGCATTACAGAATGACCCACTCCTAGTTAAAAAAATACAGGAGGCTGCGACCCCAGCGGACACGTTAATGAGGGAGGCGGTACGAATTGCACAAGAGTTGCAGTTAGGTGCTACCCCTGAAGAGCGTGAAAAGAAAAAGGAACAATTGATGGAGGAGAGAATCCGAAAGAAAATTGAAGCCGAACTCGCTGAGAAAATCAAAGCCAAAGGCAATCAACCAACTGACGTGCAGAGCGTTAGGGCTGCTGGTGGAGACGTTAGACCGATTGCATCCAGGGATACTTGGGCATCTGGTCGAGGAACTTTGCCGAGATAGCTTTACTCTGCTTCGTCATAACGAAGGAGAATTAAAGTGGCTGACGTAACAATTAATACGACTGATGCGATAACCGCAGAACAGTTTATGGATTCGGTATTCCGAGAATACCGTGATAAATTAGTAACCCGACCTTACATGGGTCTAACCTCTGAATTTCCAATTCAGGTCAATCAAGAACTTGCAAAAGTAAAAGGTGATGCAATTACCTTTAACCTTGCAGGTGCTCTTACAGGTGGTGGCGTAACAGGTACGTCAACTCTTGAAGGTAACGAAGAAGCTCAAAGCTATTATGCACATCGCGTTGTAGTTAACCAAAAAAGAAATGCAGTTCGTATTCCTTGGATGGCAGAACAACGTGCGCCTTTTGCATTGATGCAAGAAGCAAAACCTGCACTAACCACATGGCTCGCTCAAACCGTAGAAGACGATATTTTTACCGCTCTTTCTACGATTAACGGCGTAACCTATGGTTCTGCATCAGAAGCACAAAAAGATGCATGGGCAGCCGATAATGCGGACCGTGTTCTTTATGGTGCTGCTGTATCCAACAACTCAAGTAACGACAACTCCGCTTCGTTAGCAAACGTAGACGGAACAAACGATATCTTGAATGTTGAGCAGATCAGTTTAGCTAAGCGATTGGCTACACTAGCAAGTCCGAAAATCCGACCTATTCGCATTCAGAATGGTGAGGAGTTTTTTGTCTTGTTTGCTCACCCTTATTGCATTCGTGATCTTAAAAACTCATCCGCATGGCAAGCCGCGCAAAGAGATGCAATGCCAAGAGGAACGGACAACCCGATCTTCACAGGCATGGCAGGTATTTGGGATGGCGTGATCATTAAGGAAACCCCTAAAGTCCTTCTTTTGTCAGGCGTAGGCGCAGCAAGTATCAACGTAGCGATGAACTCGCTATGTGGTGCTCAAGCCCTATTGTTTGCACAAGGTGGAACTCCAAAAGGTTTCGTTACCGATCTAGTAGAAGAAGAGTTCGACTACGGCGACAAAACAGGTGTGGCTATTCGTTCCATTTATGGAATTGAAAAGGCACGTTTCCAAACCAACGCAACCAACGCATGTCAGCATGGTGTTGTTAGCGTGTTTAGTGCGGCAGTAGCTGACTAATAATTAAACAGGTGGGCGGTAGATGGGGAACTTTCTACCGCCGCCGGTAAAAAGGAGAATAAAATGGGTTTTTCAGATCAAAAATATATTTTAACAGTAAAGGATGCCAGAACAGGCGATCCGATTACTACAGGTGTCTATACGTTCGTCTATCAGGCGGGAACTAAAACACTAGCAACGCTTTACAAAAACGCTGCTCGTGCAACTTTAGCTAACCCTATAACACGAGCACAATTTGCAACAGATACAAAGTTGTCTTTCTATACTGTAGAAACCAGCGTTGATATCTTTGTTGCGGATGACAAAGGTAACGTTGCCTTTGTGCCAAGCGTTACACCCCAAGATCATTCAATTTTGCTTGATCTTACAGGTGTTGACAAATGTTTGGTTGCACCGTGGGTATTTAACGCAGGTGGTACAGAGACAGATACCGGTCTTGATTTTCCGGTAAATACTTTGGTTAAAAACTGCCTCGTTGAAGTAGTAACTGTGGATGCAACGGAAACCATTGACGTAGGTCTTTTGAGTTCTGAAACATCAGGGGATGCTGACGGGATTGTTAAGGCTGCATCGATTGCTACAGCAGGCTTTGTTCGTCCGTTTGTTATTACAGACGGCACAAACGAAGACTTTGTTGCAAGTCAATGTGTAGGTGCTTTGATTGGTCTTGGTTCAAATGGAACCGATGCTGCCAATGACTTCGGTCAAGGCGGCGGCTGGGGACATATTGTCACCGGATCAAATGCCAAATCACTTACGTATACACCGTCCACATCTGATACAGGTGCGGGTTATTTGTACGCGTTCTTTAAGCATTTAAGATAAGTCATAAAGCCCCCTGATTCGTATGAGTTGGGGGGCTTTTAAGAAAGGTTTTTATGTTGTTGAAGTATGTAGGAAATAAGAAAAAACTAACCTTAGGCCGACCTTTTGGCAAAGAAACCAAACGATGTAAGGATAAAGTTGAATTTTCGCCTGGCGATATTAAGGAATTTTCAGAAGAAGAGGGGAAACTTCTTTTGGAATTAGATGCAGAGATTGTTCCTGGCAATGAAATTACTGTCAAACAATTAGAAGCCGGTGCAAAGAAACAAAAAAACGGTTCTTATATTTGTCAAAGATCTTTTAATTTAGTTGAAGACCAATCTGAGGAGGAGCATGAAGAAGAAATCCAAGAAGAAGCAGAAGAAGAAAACGTACCCGTATTAAAGAAACGCGGAAGACCTAAAAAATGACCATAGCTTCAACGGCCAGCTTTACCGTTACTAGAAACGATTTGGTAACAGGGGCATTGTCTATGCTTGGTATAGTAGAGCCTCAAAATACGGACACGGCCTTAGGTATTAAGGTTCTTAACTCTCTCATTCGAAATTTAGATGCAAAAGGCACATGGCTTTGGGCTATTTCCAATACTCAATCGACCTTAACTACAATCGCCTCTCAATCAACGTATACAACTGGGGTTGCGGCAACCAATATATCGGCCAATATTCTTAAATTAGAATATGCCGCTGTAAGAATAGGTACAGATGATGAGCCTTTGGTAATTTTGGATAAATATTCAGCTTTAAAAACACATCTTAAAACAGATACGGCCTCTCAACCACTTGCGTGTTATTTGGAAAGAGCCAACCAAACGTCAGATAATAAATTAATTATTTACCCAACACCAAATAGTGCCTATTCCATAAAGTATAATTTCAGACGACCCCTATTTGATTTTAGTGCAGCGGATGAAAACCCCGATTTCCCAGCCGAATGGTTTTTGCCTTTAAAAAAGATTCTGGCCTACGAATTGTCTTATGATTATTCCAAGCCTCTAGCCGAAAGACAACTTCTACAGGCTGAAAGTAAGTTAGCCTATGATGAGGTAGAAAGATTTAATACCGACAAACCATCCTATCAACCCTTAAAGACGGAGTATTTTTAATGAGCAAGAATTATGAAAATGGGATTATTCCCTCAGGGCCGACAGATATTTCAAATGATATTGAGATTACAGGAGTAGCATACTTTGTAAACTCAGTTACGGGATCAGATTCTAACGCCGGAACCAATCAAAACAAGCCAAAAGCTACGCTATGCGGAGCCTCTGGGGCGTATTCTGTGGCTACAGCCAACAATGGGGATGTAATTATCATTGATTCGTCGCATACTGAGATCATTTCATCGTCTTTTTCGTTCTCTAAGGCAGGGGTAAGGGTTTACGGGTTAGGTTCAGGCTCTTCAAAAGCTCAATTTACCTGTAATGCGGCGATAGATATGTTTAACTTATCTGCCGCAAGAAATTGGATTTATAACCTTCGATTTCCTGTAGGGACAACAGCCACAAATACAGCGCGAGTGAATGTAGCAGCGATCAATTGTGGTGTTATAGATTGTGATTTTCTTTATGGAGCCTCGGATACAGACGGTATTACCGTTACATCTGCGGGATTAGACTTTGAGGCCAACGGATGTACGCATACGATATCAGCAAACGGCGCAGATTCTGGAATTGTCATAGAGTCAGCCTCAGCCGTGGGTCTAAAAATCATTGATTGTTCGTTTGATGGAGGAGACTACAACTTCGATAACGCCGGTGTTTATTCAACCGTTGCTCATACCGAGTTTTACTACAAAGATATCACGTTATTGAATGAAGCTCATATTATTCATACAGCCGCAGCAAAGGGTATTTGCTCAGGTACTGTAATGAGTGACGGATCGAGGTTACAACTTGGCTAGATTAATTGACATACTTGCAGGTGGGATTATTGACGATAGTGGAAATCCGTTAGATAGCGGGAAAGTCTACGTTTATGAGATCGGAACTACAACTCCGGTGACTACGTATCAGGATATTGATCTAACAACGCCAAATACCAATCCAATTATCTTAGATGCTGCGGGACGTGCTGAGGTTTATGTTGAAAATAACGTCCGATTGGTGATTGAAGATCAAGATAGCAATACCATACAAGACATTGATGCTTTGGGATCAACATTAAGCGGAACTACTGTAGTTTCGGATTTAGAGGTTGAGGGAGAGGTGGATTCGGACTTAATTCCTAAAGTAGATTCAACATATGACGTAGGCTCTACAACCAAACGCTGGGAAACGGGTTATTTTGATACGATTAACGCAACGAATATTCAAGGTACACTCTCAGCGGTAGGAGCGTTAACTCCAGGATGGGTTAATAACCTACGTATTTCCTATGCAGCGGGGGTATTTACAATTTCAGGAGCTAACGGGCAGGATTTATCTGAAACAAACCCTGGGTATATTGGTTATCAAGCCATTACCTCTACGAATACAGGGATTTTAAAAGTTACGTCTAACTTTACGTTTCAAGATGATGCGCATGCTTCATCTCACCTAACCAACTTTGGATTTGGATTGACTGAAAGTGTAAGCTGGCTCAATGACGTTCCATTTTTCTTGTATGCCATCATTGTGATTAACGCGAGCGGCGTAACCGATGCCAATGGTGTGGATGGAAACTCAACCCTAGCTATCTCTCGATTGCCTTGGCTAAAACAAACTCCAGCCAGCGATGCAACACTTATTGGAACCAAAAGTGGTGTTGCTTCAACAGACAATGAAGGATCGATGCTCATTATGGCCACCGCTACAGCGGCAACATATACAGCGAAACCAGTTCAAATCTTTGGATGTTTTAGAATGCAGTGGTCTACCGTAACTGATGATTGGACTGTATCTTCGATGGATTTCAAACTCGATGGTGTTGGACAAACCTCCATTGATCGAATGCTTGCCCAAAACTGGATTTTTCCGGTAGGGCAAAATGGAGCAGATGCAGGTCTATATATGATTTCAGGCGCGGACGTGGCTCCTGCTTTTACGACACAAATATATGAATACAATTTAACTCGCTATGGAGATATTGCAATCAGTGTTTACTTCACAGGTGACGGAGGAACAGATGGAACGGGAGCGACACGAACCAACATTGTAACTCCGATCTTAGGTAAAAATTTTGATACTTCCGCAACAGAGTGCATGTTGGGCATGGCGTTGATTTTGGCTTCAGCTACAGCAACAGATCCCTATTTTGCTGTTATGAACTCAGCCTCTAATTTAATTGAATTTTATTCTGTTACAGGAACAAACTCGACACTTTCTGATTTCGGTAACGGTACTCGACAACTCACCCTTAGAACAACCTACCGCGGAAAGCTTCAGTACTGATGATAGCTGAAATTCCTATAAATCAGGGAGTTTATAAATCTCAAAATCAAAACTCCGTTCGTAACACAGGATACGCTGACGAATTAATCAACATCTTTTTAGGTGTTGCGGGGAATAATGTAGATCGGCCTACGTTAAAATTACTAACCACGTTGGATTCAATCGAACCCATTGGAATCAATTATTTTGATGGGGTATTTGTCGTTGTAACCTTAGATAGGAATATCTATTCTGTAACTACAGACGGAACGATCACAAACATAACCAATCAAACCCTTCCAGGGACAGATCGACCCGTATTTGCATCAAATGGAAATATGCTGATTATTACCGGTGGCGAGGAGCCTATCAAATGGGCGGGCGTGGGAAACGTTACCGAAGCACTCGGTGGATCCCCTCCTTTTTTCGGGTCTATTGTTTACTTAGACGGGTTTATTATTGGAAATCGAATAGACGTTTTAGAAAATAATAAAGTAATTGAGTTTTCAACATTTGATGATCCTGAGGAATGGACGAATACTTATTTTTCAGCTAACGCCGGACCGGATGAGGTTCAAGGATTGGCCGTAGCTCAAAGAGAGTTATTTGTTGTAGGCGAGAAAACAACGGAAGTCTGGCAAAACATAGGTGCAGATCCGGTTCCATTTGCAAGGGCGTTTGTATTTCAATACGGGACACGCGCAAAACATTCTATTCTATCAGAAGACAATTCTATCTTTTTTATAGATCAAGACAGTCGATTTCTTCGTATTTCAGGACGGGAGCTAACAAGACTATCTGAGGCCGTTGAAGAGGAATGGGCAACTTATGAAACGATGGATGATGCAATCACTTATTCTTTTACTTGGAAAGGATCTCTGCACGTTATTGTGTATTTCCCTACGGTTGGGAAATTATGGTCGATTGATCTTCGAAATTTACAATGGACAGAATGGCGCGGGTATACGTCCGACTGGGTGCAAACAAGATTAAATTGTTGTTTCTATTCTTCCGAAGCTGAAATGACATTGGCGGGCGATTTCTCTACAGGGAAAATCTGGACGTTTTCAGAGGATGAAAAAACGGATGCACAAGGGATCTTTGTTCGGGAGCGTACTTTCTGTCAACGCGATGAGGGATCTAGCGTTAAAAAATTAGCCTCTTTATTGAGAATTAATCTAAAAAGAAACGTAGCCTCTGCCTACGAGGGAGATACCGATGAAATCAATCCTACCCTTGAATTAAGATGGAAAGATGATGGTAAATTTTGGAGCAATTGGAGGCGCATTCCTTTAGGTCTTAAGGGAGAGATTAAGAATTACGTTGAGGCGTACCGATTGGGTATGTATCGAACACGGCAGTATTGTCTGCGTTTTTCAGATCCATCCGAACTAAATATCACCAGCGTTGAGCATGATATTGAGGTGATGTCCTCATGATTGATTTAGAACAACCACCACCTGGTGAAAACAGAGTTGCATGGTCGCAATGGTTTTTCAAAGTATGGTCTATTTTACAAAATGTATCTAGTCTAACAATTCAAAGCCTAGCGGGTACGGGAACAACGGATGGATCTCAATATGTAGGTGTAACCGACACAACACCGGCCCCGACCATAACTATTGCTGAAGATGATGAAGTAGACGGTGCTTTGTTAACGATAGCTGATGAATCCGGCGGTGCTACAAGTAACGCAATTACGATTGTGACGGAAAGTGCATCTACCATTGACGGTGCGGCATCTGTTTCAATTATATCTGATTACGGTGTAGTGAGATTGATTTATAGAGCAGATTTAACCATGTGGAAGAGTATATAATGTCAGATAATAATTATAATATAACCACAAACCTTCCCCTAACCACGGGCCTACCGTATTTTCTAGCCAGGTTTAATGCCAATAGTACATTTAATGGAAATAACAGCGCGGTTAAGCTTCTATTTGATACCGAGGATACAGATTTTGGTAATTGTTTTGATACGGGTAATAACCAATGCCTTATTCCATCAGGACACGGCGGAGTATGGGATTTTTCTTTTGAGTTCAATACAGGCGCAACAAACGGATTGGCGAATCAATATATCACCGAACTATACAGAAACGGATCTGTTATTCGCGATGGTATGGGGGTTAGAAACTCTGCCGCTGGTTTTGCTATGAGAATAACAGGGGTGTTTGATAATATAAGTTTAAATGCAGGGGATACAATCGCAGCTTATGTTTTTGGTGCTGGCAATAATAGTGTTAGTACAATCACAATTGTGGGCGGTGCGCTAACGTTAGGTTCAAGTTGGTTCGCAGGAGCTAGAAAAAGATGACGGCTTTTGATTTGAAAAATATTATTCTTGATTATGAGGCAGAAAATAGGCCGAGAGGATATCATTCAATCATGAATCGTTTTTATGATTTGATTAGCAATCATGAAACAGGCGATGACTGTTATCATATTGTTGTAGATCGAGACTTTGTAAGCGAGCCATTGAAAGATCTGTTAACCTCTGAAGGGTTTATTTTTAGCGAGGCTCAAACACGCTATGGTGCTGAACTTGGCGTTGACAAGTATCTTACTACGAAAGAATGGAAGATTTCTTTACCGGAGGGCAAATGATTCCTAAAGAAAAAAGATCTTCTGTTGAGTTTAGATTGTATAAAAAAAGTGATTTTCCAATGATTCGAAAATGGTGGATTAAGCACAATCATAAAATTATTAAGGAAAACTTGCTTTCAGATACGGGGGTTGTTGTTGAAAAAAATGGAGAAGCACTCGCCGCAGGATGGGCATATTTGTCCAATTCAAAACTTGCCCAAATTGGTTGGATCGTATCAAACCCAGACTGCAAGCCAAAAGAAAAAGTCATTGCTGTTTATGACGTTATGGAATGTCTTGAAAAAATGCTTAAGGATCAAGGATATGAAACTATCCAAATGATTTCAGATCATTCAGCTCTTACGAAAATGGCCATATCGGATGGATATATAAAAATTCATCAGCATGATGTGGTTGTAAAGGAATTATGAATCATAGAGAATTTACAGATAAAGACTATTGGCAATATGTAGAATGGCTTCTTTCGCGTGGGCGTGAAGCACCTGCTCAAGATGAGTTGTCTCATAAAGGATACGTTGTGTTTGATAAAGACCAAGATATTGCAATTGGATTTATGATTGATAGCAACAAATCATGTGTTCTTGGACATTTTGCATCTAACCCTGAGATTGAAAATAAAGATCGCGGGGAAGCTGTAGATTATTTATTGGATCTATTGGTGGAAAAAGCAAAAGCATCTGGTTATCGATATGTTATGATGTCAACGAATTTGCCTCGTTTAATGCAAAGACTAGAAGAAAGAGATTTTATGATTTTTGAAGAAAATATGACGCATTTAGGGAGGGTATTGTAATGCCATTAACAGCGGGAGTCGTGGGCGGTGGTGCGTTAATTGGAGGTGCTGCCTCATTATTTGGGGGTAAAAGTCAAGCCAATGCAGCTCAACAATCGGCAGCCATTCAGTTACAAGCAGCAAGGGAGTCTATCCGATCACAACAACAAGGTGCGGATAGAGCTTTCGATATCTTTCAATCCGAGGCGGCAAAATCTAGAAAATATTTAAAACAAGCCAATGCGCAGGCAAGGCAAGATTTAGCACCATTGCGAAGATTGGGGCTTCAGAATTTAAGAACGGCGAGTCAATTTACTGATCCTAATAGTCCTTTAGCCCAACAAGAAAGAGATGCTTTCCAAAGAACGCTAGCGAATAACTTATCCGCAAGGGGATTAACGGGATCGCGTGTTGAAACCGCAGGTCTTGGAAATTTTGAGTTAGGGTTAGCCCAACAACGTAAAGACTTGTCTTTGCAGCTAGCTGGTATAGGTGGAAACGCTTTAAATAGTCTTTCTGGCTTAAGCAGCGGTTTAGGGCAAGGGCTTGCCGGTATTAGTCAGAATTTAGGGAATACGGGTGGGTCATTGTATGGGAATTTGGGGCAAAGTATAGGAGGAACCTTATTGCAAAGCGGACAAATGCAGGGCAATTCATTAATCGCTCAAGCCCAGGCTCAAGCTCAGGGGCTTATTGGTATTAACAATGCCTTTCAAAATGCAGGACAAGGTTTTCTAAACTATCGAAATCAACAAACCGCAAACGCACAAAATCAACAATATTTGAATTTATTGGGTGGAGGCGGGTTATCAAGTTTGAGCTCTTCGCCTAGTAGTGGATTTACTAAATACAATGCGTCTTTAAATTATAAAAATCCATTTGCTACGTCTTCATAGGGAGAATTATGCCAGACAGTTTAGTCGACATAGGTCAAGGAATTAAAGTAGTGGGTGCAGATAACATAGGTACCGGAGCCAATGGCCTCGAAAATTTTCAAAAGACGTTATCTATTCTTGATTTGCAAGGAAAGATTGCCAACCAGCCTTTGGAAAGACAGCAAAAAGAAGCTGAACTTAAAATATTAGAAAATAATGTTGCTAATATTGGTTTAAATAATGAGATGTTAAACGCAGATTTTACCTCTAAAAAGGCAAAAGAACAAAGAGATCAAACGCAATTTTTGATTGAAAATATTGGAAAAGGATTTGACGCTTTTAGAGTTGATCCTAATTTGGCAGGATATATTCTAGATCAAACCATCCCAGGCGGGGCCACCTATGATGATAATAAAGACGGTACGTATACCGTAACCACAAAGGTGGGGGGGAAAAAGTTTCTTGCAAACCCGAATAAAATTACAGATCCTGAAAAATTAAAAGCATTTGAAGCTGCTCAAAAAGATGATTTTAATAAATCTGTAACCCCTTTTGTTAATGCAAGTACGAATTATAGAAATATAATTAAACTATCTAATCAACCGATTAAAGATGATAAGGCAGGTCTTCGCGATCTAAGCGTATTTGTGAATTACATTAAATTAATTAACCCTGCCGCTAGGATTAATGAGGAAACGATTCAACAATTTGATGGAACTGAAGGGATATTTGGCCAATTAGGAAGTTTATTCTCACAAGTTAAGAGTGGTAAAAAATTAGATGAAGGACAACTTCAATCTATCAAAGACAGTGCTAAAATACATTTTCAAACCCAATACGAAGACGCGATTTCAACAGGACAGAACGTTTATAAAGGTGCAAAAATACAAAATTTAGATCCAAGACTTATTATTCAGCCTACAGGCGGTCTTCAATATGAAGATTTTTTGCCAGCATCTGAATTATCTGATGAACAATTAAAAGCCAGAGTTGTCCGAAAAAGAGCTCTTGGATTAATAGGAGAATAGATGGCAGACTCAGATATCGAAGAATTAAAAGCAAGAGGAATTAACCTCAATGAACCGGCAGCATCTCCACAAGATGAGGCACCATCTTTTACAAAAGAACTTGTTAAATCGGGATCAAATCTAATTGAAAAAGTAGTTAATAATCCCGCTGACTCTGTACGATCATTTGCAACGGGCGTTCGTAATTCATTTGAATTGCCTTCTGAACTTCCAGGAATAGGAAAGACGGGAATACCGGAACGCACTCAGGATAAAGCGTTAGGGGCGTTGCAATATATATCCTCTAAACTTGAGGGGACATCTTTTTTCCCTTTAATACAAGGTGCTGCAGCGGCAGATCGTTTATTTTTATCAGGTGCCAATAAACAGCAATTCCATAGCCTACGCGAGGCTATGGATAATCGTATTATGCTTACAGACGCTTTAAGAGAATCTAATCCTGAACTTATGGAAGGTGCCGAAATAGGGGCGTTTGTGTCCTCATTACCGGCGTTAGGAAAATCAGGGTTAAAATTACTTAGTAAAATTAAATCAACTCCTAAATTACTAGGGCAAATTCCTAAATTTTACAGAGAAATCTTAAACCTTCGTGCAGTAAGTGCAGAAAAAAAAGCTATAGGATTAGCAGAAAATCTAATGAAAGAAGGGCCAGGGCCGGTAAGAGATGCTTTGATTGATCGTCCACAAGAGGTTTCTAAGATCTTAAAAGAAGAAGGTGATCTTTTAAACACCAAAGAAGATGGATCATTGATTAATGATTTGGCTGTAGAAACTGATGCTAAGTTGAAAAAAGTTCACAAAACACTAAGTGAAGATGTTGCTGTGCACCGTGAAAAATTTACGGCTGATCCAACCAAAAGAGTGGATGTTACTAAGCCTGTTGAGGTGCCAAGTTTTGATCCAGAAAAACCGCCTGAGATATTAGATCCTCCACAAAAAATACTAGAAGATTTTAAACAGTCGGTAACAGATCCTGACACAGGGCAGATTGCTATTAAAAAAAGTGCTCAGGATGACTTAAGATATATTGAAAAAGTTTTGTCAGGAGAAAATAGGTTGCTTGAATCTGGGCAATTTAATGGAACCATATCGCCGAAAGGAGCTCTTCTTCTTTTGGATCGTATTGATGGAATGATCGATGTGAATCAATTGGAAAAGACAGGCGATAAAGTTTTAAAGCAAAATATGATTGCTTTGATTAAACTTAGAAAATCTTTAAAATATCAAATTCGAGGGGACAATGTGAATTGGTTTAAAGCAGATGAGGCTTTTTCTAATTTCATTGAGGACTATTCAACTTTTAAAAATAATTTTGGTGAATTACGTGGTGAGGGTTTTGTTTCTAATCTATTAGGGGCCAACAAAACAGAGCTTCGAAAACAAATTACAAAACTTGTGGGATATACAGATATTGTAGATAAAAAAACAGGCGGTGGGGAGGCTTTCTTTAATCGTCTGGCCAATATACGTGCAGCTCAAAATTTCAAGAAAACACAGATGCAGGTCACGCGCCCTATTCAAGAAAACGCAAATGAGATTGTTCGAAGATGGAGAGGTCACGGACAAAATATAGGTACAGCCGCAGGTCTTATAGGTGGGGCTCTAAAATTAGGAAAAATTGATACTACATTGGTAGCTGGGGCTATTGGAAGAACACTCGGCGCGTATGCTCTGGGTAAAGTAGGTCAACAAATGGCCAACCCACAGCGTATTTTAAATATTGCCATGAAATCAAAAGAACTATCCAAAGATGCCAATAAATTAGCCTCTGATTTAAGTTTTATTCATACCCATTTTGGGAATGATGGGGTTATTTCTTTTCTAGATGTTGTGGGGGCTTTGCCAGCACTTAACGAACTTGAAGAATTTTCTAACAGAATCTCACCTCAAAAAGGTAAGATGCAACCAGGAGGAGAAAATGCCAGAAGTAAAAACACCACAAAAAACCCTTGAGGGAGTACTAGAGGATAATCATTATCCATCTAGCGTTGATAACTTGGTACGTAATGACAAACCGTTCGAAGGGACGGACACATCATTGCCTCCATCGGATACAAATCCAGTATTTGGATCTGATGGCAAGTTGCCAATCTCTAAGATCACCAAAATTCAAGGATAAGGAGGGAAGCCATTGCTGAAAGGCGTGGCTTCACTTTACTATGGGAACCACTAATTTCTTTGATGGCAAGCGTCTTATTCAGTTTATTTCAAGTGGTAATATTGCATCTGATTTTACCTCAAACACCATTGAGGTGCTTCATTTAGATCGTATCGGACTTGATTTTGACTGGACAACATCGGATGTAAACGGGACGCTTTATATTCAATGTTCAATTCAAGGGACTAACTTTTCAGATCTCCCCGATAGCAACACGATCATTTCTGTAGCTATTACGGGGACAAGCGGATACCAAGCTTTTGATATTGATGTGAAGGCTTTTAGTAAAATTAGAGCTTTTTTTGATCGCACATCTGGTTCTACAGGAACGATCAACGGCTATTATATCTCGAAAGGTACTTATTAATGTCTCAGGTGATCCGGTACCCTTCTCAGCCTACCGGAGGTGGAACGCCTGGAGGTTCAGATACTCAGATTCAATACAATAATGCCGGTGTCTTTGGAGGTATTCCTAACTTTACCTACAATGGAACCAATGTAGATATTTACGATTCTATTTTACGCATCAAAGATAACCTAGACCCTACCAAAATAGCCGTATTTCAAGCCTCTGGGATCTCAACGGCGACAACCAGAACGTATACGTTTCCAAATGAGTCGGGAACTTTAGCTATTGGGGGATATGGGATTGTTCATCCTGTTAGTGCATCCAATACGTATGTTTATGACAATATTCCTCCTTCCATTTCAGGTTCGGATAATACGTTTTATGGGGCCAATGCGGGTAACTCAGTAACGCTTGGAACAGCTCTTGTGGGTATTGGAACAAACTCTCTTACTGCGGCCACAACTGCTTCAAATTGTATTGCAATAGGGTCAATGTTGCAATCCCTAACGTCCGGTTCTTCTGCTGTTGGTATTGGTTCTGGGATGAATGCGGCCACAACAGCTGCTCAAGTTATCGGTATTGGGATAGGCGTACTCGATGCATTAACCACAGGAACACAGCAATTGGCTATTGGTGTTTCATGTCTCTCAGCCGCAACAACAGGAAATCAAAATCTTTCAATCGGATTTAATAATTTGAATGCAATAACAACACAATCAGGAATGTTAGGTATTGGATTTGGCGTTATGTCAGGTACAACTGGAGGCTCCGCAACATTTGCCATTGGACAAAGCATAGGATCTGAATTTTGGGTACCAGGAAATGTGGTTTATATCGGTTCTACTTTATGCAATCAACCTCTTTCGGTAACGTCTACAATTTCGGATGCCATCGTAATTGGAACACAGATTTTTACAGGGCAAGGATCTCCTACAGTTTCATCAACCTTTGCTATAGGTCAACAGATTTTCACGCAAGATGACGTAACTACAAGCACAGTTCTTGCCTTAGGCACAGGCATTGGTAATGCAGGGCTAAGCTCATTTTCAACATCTGTAATGATTGGTTTTAACATGTTCGATGGGTTTAATAACTCAATGGACAATTGTATATCCATTGGAACGAATCTGTTTACAGGTGCATCTCAGGCATTTCAAGGAACATCTACTATCATGATTGGTCAAAATATGGGGGGTTTAACATCTAACCCATATACAGGCGATACCAATATTTTTATTGGTCTTAATCAATGTGGAATTGTTGAGTCTGCTATAAATTGTGTAGTTATAACAACAAGCGGAGCCTCTAATCTTTTAGATGGTGTGGGTCATATTCTGATCGGGAATGATACAGGAACAGGTATTTCTGGTGGGACTTTCTCAGTATCAATTGGTCCTAGGTCTATGCAGAATTGTACAGCACCTGATCAATCTATCGCTATTGGTCGGGGGGCTTTTCAAGGTGGGACGACACTATCCTTTGGTACTGCCATTGGCCCCAATACATTTCAAACAGCGTCCTCTGTTACAGATTCAGTAGCGATTGGATCGAATGTATTTCAAAACGCGGCAGGATCAGGTCTTCTTAATTGTTATTCAATCGGAACCTCTACGGGTTCAAGTTGTGACACTAACGTAAACATCATTTTATTCGGTACAAATACAGATGCTTCCTCATCCTCATCATCAGATGAAATGTGTGTTGGTGGGGACGGTGACCCGATTTCTACAGTATTTTGGGGTCAAGGTGGTGCATCTACAGCCTCTCCCGTACCCGTAACTCAACAAAATACACCTGCGGCAGGAAGCAATATTGCAGGCTCAGATGCTATTAATCGGCCTGGCAACGGAACCGGCACAGGAGGAAGCGGTAAATATCGTATTCAAACCGCGCCATCCGCAGCTTCTTCATCAACACCAAATACAATGGCTGATGCTTTTGCAGCGGATAAGAATGGAAATCTAGAGTCTCCTAGAGTTCATAACAACACGACTTCAACAGCGACAGGACATATACGATCTGGAACTTATACACCTACTCTCACAGGTGTGGCGAATGTATCAGCATCAACTGCTAGAAAATGCTCCTGGTTGCAAGTTGGAGCTGTTGTTACGGTAGCTGGTCAATTGGATATAGATCCGACAACAACGCTAACATTAACTCAATTAGGCATATCTTTACCAGTAGCCTCCAACTTAGGAACTGCTTTTGAATTAGGCGGGACAGGTATTTCTAAAACAAATAACGTTGGGACAATTGAAGGTGATGCTGCCAATAATCGTGCTCAACTTGCTTTTTCTTTACCAGGGGACGTAACCAATCAAACAGTAACATTTTCATTTAGCTATGAGATAGTTTAGGAGGAAATATGGCTTTAAAATTAATTAAAATTCAAGACACAGGAGAAGAGCCAGAATATTGGAAGATTTGTAAAGTTCATTTAAATTACAAATCAAATACTGTGTCTTGTGACATCGCATTATTTTTAAATGATGAATGTTGTGAAAAAATACCTTTTCAAATGAAAAGCATATTTATTAAAAATAAAACAATCGATGATTTGATAAGAGAAAGTAATATTCTTTCATTTCTTTATACTAAAATTAAATTAGATCCTTTTTTTAAAGACGCAACGGATGCATAATGGGGAAAACATGACGAAAATATGGTTAAAAATATGGGGAAAGAACCAACACAATACACACTTGACCAACTTAATGATGAGATTGATAAGGGCAATATCTTGGAGAGTTCCATTTCCGGCCCTAGTCAGCAAATCCGTGTCTATTGCATTGCTCCTCTTGATTTGCATGGAGGTTTTTGTGGTACACATCTTCATGATCTTTGGATTGAAATCATCGATGGACAAAAACTATTTAAAGTTGGGTGTGGAGTCTGTGGATACGAGGGTTTCAGAAAGATCGGCAAACAAGGCTATATAAATGGAAAAGGAATTTAAAAAACATTGGAGCGATGAGTGGAAGCCAACAGAGACGAGGATAAGAAAAAAGAAGATAGTATTTTCGTATCCAGCGGAAAACTTCACATCAGCCACCCCATCTGGAAGCTGGCTACAGTCTTATTGGCCGTACCTATTGGGTCTATTGCTATCGGTGGCATCATTTCTTATAGGTCTTTTATTTCCGAGATTGGTGGGGTTGTTCGTTCTGAAATAAAAGAAGTTCCATATAATAAGGATTATACGATTTTTGAAAAAATAGGAGAGTTAGATAATTATAAGAAATCATCTGATAAAGATATCAATCAACTTTATAAAGATACAGATGATATATTTTGTTTTTTAAATAAGGGTAAGAATTGTAGAACGAGACAGAGGTAAAATGTATTCATTTGGGAAGTCTTCTACATCTAAGTTATTAACTTGCAGACATGAGCTGCAAGTTATAGCGAATGAGGCTATTAAGCTTGTCGATTTTTCTATCATTCATGGATATCGAAACCAAGAACAACAAGATATGATTTATGAACAGGGTTTTTCAAAGGTTAAATTTCCTAATTCTAAGCATAATACTAATCCATCGGATGCCTTTGATTTTATGCCGTTTCCTGTAGATTGGACGGACTATAGACAATTCACATATATTGCCGGTATTATGATTGGCATAGGACTTTCAAAAGGTATGATTCTGCGATGGGGCGGTGATTGGGATCAGAATGGTAAATTGAAAGAAAATAAATTTAATGATTTCGGGCATATTGAATTTGCCCGAATGTTAGAAAAATAAAGGAGAGAAATGATTAAAACATTGTTTAGTTCTAAAAAGTTTATTGTAATGCTTGCGGGTATTGTTCTTAAATTAGTATCAACCTTCGCACCTGATTTGGTGCCGGCGGTTGATGAGATCCTGAAACTACTTATGGCGTACATTGTGGGTCAAGGACTCGCGGACATCAATAAACCAAAAGTATAATGGAATTGATTTTAGGCGGTGGATTAGCGTTAGCTCTTGTTATCGTTTATTTCACCGCCAAGAGAAGTGGTAAGCTAGAAGAACGTGATCGGACCAAATCAAAGATTGTCGAAGGGTTACTTAGAGACTTTGATACGTTACAGACTCAAATGCACAGATGGGAAGAAAGACAGGAAAAAATCGATTCCAGGCTTAAAGGGATTGATGTTGCTATTTTGTCTGATGATCAGCTTTCAGAGTTGTATAAAGACCCAGTGTCCTACGCAGAAAATACTCATACAGCCGAGATGGATCAAAGCCTCAGATCCATCGGGGAGAAAAAACCCAAAGAATAATCTTTATTCTAAAGAGTTTATAGGCCCATATCAATGTAATAACGAAGTGGCTAAATGTATTTCAAATGTTGATTTGGAAGAAGAGGCTTTGGTAAAAGCACAACTTATTCTAAGTATTCGAGAGATGTTGGAAGTTATTCAAGAATATAATCAATAAGATTCTTCTTGAGTTTGACAGACGCTGTATTTAAGAAATTGCATTTCAGAATATGCCTGAACTAATTCTTCATCATTCATATCTAACATTGTTTCTTCTACATCAAAATAAGGTTTCAATTCGATGTAAATATCATGACGCTCTGGGATAACAAAATCAATCATTTATTAAATCGTTTCTCCTGTGCGCATCGCACTTCTATTCGAGGATTTTCCTTATCAATATATTGGGTTGTATGTTTATCCCAAACTTGGCTATCGTCTTCATACAAAACCCCATTCATGCTATCCATGACAGACTTTTCAACAGCATCTATGTCCCTACGGTTGTTTTCGTCATAGACTTCGATCCACATAATAACGTTTTTATCTATAAATTTTTTCCCTTTCATCATTTTAGGAATAGGCTTAATTTCTCGTTGATAAATTTGGCACAATTGGTTCATATATAACTTAAAATCAATATCTTTATTAGATGATCTCATAAAGCCACGACCACCACGAGAAAAGACCTTATATTTCTGATTTAATGGAGTTCCTAAAGGAATAATTGCGCACCTAAGCCCTGTTTCCGCTATCCATATCTTATGAGTTATTTTCACTTAACCACCTCTGATAATATTCTTCGCCAACACTTTTATAATTAAACCGATACGCCGGATTCATGCTCTCGAACCACACATGATGTTTGCGACAGTTCGGGAATAGATTACCCAAATGCTCTTTACGTCTTGTAGATCCTTTTCTCATGATGTGAGAAGGATCAGAAACGTACTCTCCCTTTTGATCATCCCAACTTTGTTCACAAAAGTATGGGAATTTATCTTCATCCATAATCTTCCCGCCAAAGTAACAAGGTTGAGACTTAATCCATTCTATAAATCTCTTTTCTTGATTCTTATCCTGAAGTTTTTCTACCATATCCCAAAACTGACGACTATTCATAACGTCCACGCCATATACATGGTTAATAAAAACCAGATGATGAGAGTGACCCATAAAGCGTTATCTTTAAACCAGTTCATTTTGAAATCTGCAATTTCATCTTTTTGTAATGAGGTTAATTCTACTACCGCGCCATCTAAATCAGGATGAAAGGCA